TTCTGCTACAGCAACCAGAGACATAACTATTCCAGACAACGGGTTGGTGTTTTCAGACGGAGTGTTTATTAATTACACTACAGCAACCTTTACATCTTTGACTGCATTTCATGCTTAAAGGTGGCTACTAAAAAACCGAGGAAAGCGAGCAAAGCGATACCCAAAACCACAAAAAAAGGTGGTAATTACAGACCAGCAAAAAAAGGTGCTGGGATGACAAAAAAGGGTGTTGCTGCTTACCGCAAGGCAAATCCCGGTTCTAAGTTAAAAACTGCTGTAACAGGCAAAGTAAAAAAAGGCAGTACAGCAGCTAAAAGGCGTAAATCTTATTGTGCTAGATCGTTAGGACAATTAAAGAAAAGCTCTGCTAAGACAAGAAACGATCCTAATTCAAGAATTAGGCAAGCAAGAAAAAGATGGAAATGCTAATGTTAATACTATGAAAGGCGTAAATCATTACAAAAAAGACGGTTCACTACACAAAGGCGGTATGCACAAGATGCCAGACGGTTCTTTACACTCTGGTAAATCTCATGTCAAAACTAGCCAAAAGTTGTTTCATTACGGTGAATTAAATAAAAAATCTAAAACAAAAGCAAAAACTTACTGGAGTAAATAATGGCTATATCAAGAGCACAAGGATCAAAAGGTTTGTATGCAAACATACACGCCAAGAGAAATAGAATTAAAAGACAAAAAGCTGCTGGCGAAACTCCAGAAAGGATGCGTTCAGTAGGTTCTAAAGGTGCACCAACAGGTGGAGCTTTTAAGCAAGCAAAAAAAACTGCTAAAAAAATGAAAGCTGGTGGTAAGATAAGTAAAAGAAAATCAGGCAACATGGGTTTGTTTGGTAGAAAATAGGAGGGCAATATGCCACAAGGAAAAGGAACATACGGAAAGAAAAAAGGAAGACCGCCTAAAAAAATGATGGGTGGTGGCATGGCTGGTATGCCTAAAATGATGGCTCGTGGAGGACAAGTAACTCAAGCTGAAAGAAAAGCTATGGGTGGCGTTAGCTCTATGGGCAAAGAAGTTATGAAAAAACTAGGTTTAGGTAGTGGCAAAGGTCCTTTATCTAACAAAGATAAGTCCATTGCTCGTGGTCGAACCAAAGGTACTATTTCTGACAAAGAGTTAAGTAAAATGAATAAAGTGATGGACTTTGTTAATAAAACTAAAGGTGCTATTTCTGACAAAGAAATGAAAATGTTTTTAAAAGCATCACCTAAGAAAAAGAAACCTATAAAAAGAGGCAAACCCGGTTATAACCGTAAGTAACTACGATGGCGACATCCAGCAGTAAAGACTTTCAACCTGACGTAGCTGAATACATAGAAGAGGCTTACGAGCGTTGTGGCATAGAATTACGCACTGGTTACGATCTTAAAAGTGCTTCAAGAAGCCTTAATATTATGTTGGCTGAATGGGCTAACAGAGGCTTAAACCAGTGGACTATTGCAGAAAAGACCGTAGCTATGGTTGCTTCAACCACAACATACAATGTTGACAGTACAAACGCTACAGCTCCTATAGACGTTTTAGATGTCTTTGTAAGAGAAACCAATGGCACTGAAACAACCGACATACCTATGTCTCGTTTGAGCAGAGCTGAGTACGCACACATCACCAAGAAAAGCACGACAGGCAAACCAAACCAATTTTTTGTTAACAAACAATTAACACCTACTATCTCTGTTTATCCAACACCAGACGTGTCTAGTAAGTACACGATTCACATGAACGTGTTGACAAGAATGGACGATGTGGATTCGGCTACCAACGACATAGAAGTGCCTTTTAGGTTTTATCCTTGCTTAACCGCTGGGTTGGCTTACTACATATCCATGAAGAAAGCACCACAACTTACAGGACAATTAAAGGCTATCTATGAAGAAGAGTTTGACAGAGCTATGTCTGCGGACGAAGACAGATCATCTTTCAGAATATCGCCTAATTTAAGAAGTTACAACAACGCATAATGGCTTTTGCATCGAACAAAAACGCTTACGGTATATGTGACATATCTGGTTTTAGATACAAACGTAAAGACATGAAAAAGACTTGGGACGGTCTTGTAGTAGGAGCAGACCAATGGGATGCCAAACACCCACAGTTAATGCCTAAAGGTGCAAAATCAGAACCAGAAGCTATCAAAGACGCAAGACCTGACACAGCGGAAGACTTTAATTTTTTTAGTGTTTATACTAACGTAGGCTTGGGTAAACTTGGAAAGGAATTGCCCACATTTGAACTAACATCAAGTTTGGGAACGGTTATAATAGAAACATGAGCTTCACTTTATCAACATTAAAAACAGCAGTACAAGACTACTTGCAAGTAAATGAAACTACATTTACCACACAACTGCCTACGTTCATCAAAGAAGCAGAAAATCGTATTTTTAATATGGTTCAACTGTCTAACCAAAGAAAGAACGTACTAGCTACTCTTACTACCGACAACAGATTCTTAGCTACACCAACAGATTTTTACGCTCCTTTTAGTCTTGCTGTAGTAAAAAACAATACTCACACTTACTTAGATTTTAAACACCCTTCTTTTATAAAAGAATATTCGCCCAGTTCGGCAACCACTGGGCAACCTAAATATTATTCATTGTTTGACGACACTTCGTTTGAACTTGCTCCGATTCCTGATGAAGCATATACTATTGAATTACATTATTTGTATAAACCAGCCTCGTTAACGAGTGGTAGTGACAGCGGTACAACAGTGTTAAGTTCTGATTATCCAGATGCTTTGCTCTACGGTACCTTGGTTGAAGGAGCAATCTTTCTAAAAGAACCCCCCGATGTCATTGGTCAATTTGAGGCTAGATTTAAGGAGGCAGTAGGAAGAATGAAAAATCTATCAGAAGGTCGTGGCACACGAGATGAATTTAGATACGATCAGTTTCGCACTGGCGTATCGTAGTGCAACCCATAGAATCGTTAAAGGGCAAGAGAGTTGCTCTTATAGGTCTTGGTATATCACAAGTTGACTACGCTATAGGTGTAGAAAACGGTAGAACTTGGGATGAAGTCTGGACAATAAATTCAGCAGCTGCTGTGTACGACACAGACAGAATGTTTATGTTAGACCCAGCGAGTCGTTTTTTTGACAGTAATGACGCTGGCAAACAAACCAGTGTCCTCACCAGAATACTTCCAGACGCTGAATATCCTGTTTACACTTGTGAATTGGACGAAAGAGTGCCGTCTGCTGTGGTTTTTCCTATAGAAGAAGTGTGCAACGCTACAGGCTGTGCTTATCTTAACAACACAGTCGCTTATGCAATAGCTTTTGCTTTGTGGAACGAAGTAGAGTCTATTGACTTGTATGGCATAGATTTTTCTTACAAAGAAAACATGCACTTTGCAGAAGCTGGTAGAGCTTGTGTTGAGTTTTGGATTTGTAAGTGCATGGATGCTGACATAACAGTAGGCATAAGTTCACGATCTACGGTGTTGGATTCCAACGTAGTAGCAACCGATAGGCTGTATGGTTTTCACAGACTAGACAAACCGTTGGTAGCAGTGCCACACGAAGGCAAATGGATCATAGGTCCTTACGAAGACATTGACGAAAAGTTAAAAGAACACGGTTTAATATTAGACAGAGACGAAGAACCACCAGAGCCCTACAAAGGATGAGTGACGGCTTCATACAATTAGGTCAAGTTGGGGTGCACACCACACACAACAAAGGACACGACCCAGAGTTTTGGGCAGAACAAGCCACAAAGAAAATTTGTGAAATTTCTATGGATGCACCAGAGCATGTCAAACAACAAGCTATAGCTTTTCAAAACCAAGTTTATACTGTAATCTTACATAGTATTAAGAACGCAATAAATTCTAAAAATGTGACGTATGTGAATTTATTAAGGCAACAAGGTCATGAAGACATGGCTAAGATAATTAAGGAGCTTTAAAAAATGGCAATTACATCAGCAATAGCATCAAGTTTTAAACAAGAAATTCTTGTAGAAGGACACAATTTAACCAACGGAGCTGACTCAATAAAGTTAGCACTTTACACCTCATCAGCAACAATGGGAGCCAGTACAACAGCTTATTCAACCACGAATGAGGTGTCTGGTACCAATTACACAGCAGCTGGAGCGGCACTTACTAATGTAACACCAGCATTGTCTGGCACTACAGCAATAGTAGACTTTGCTGATTTGACGTTTGGTACAGCTACAGTAAATGCTAGAGGTTGTTTAATTTACAACTCAACAAATTCAAACAAAGCCTTGGCTACTATTGATTTTGGTGGAGACAAAACAAGCACAGCTG